GCTCCAAGAATAACTCCAATGCCGTCCTCGCTGTTGAAGTCCAAGTTGTTGCCATCACCAACCATTAATCTAAGATCAATACTCTTATCATACGGTAAAGTCAGAGCTGACCATAAATACATAAATTCACCATATAATCTATCAATTAGTTGTCCACCAATTTCAAGTTCTACACGACTTAGTAAATTAAACCCTAACATACCCTGATCATTATTATAATAACCAGCGTCCAAAACTACTTCTAAATAAGTAGAATACATTAAATCGGCATGACGACCAATGACAGCTGAATGTTTAATACCCCATGCGGCTTGTCCATTAAAATTCACACGAAATGCTTCCATAGCAAAATTCGTGTGACGCTTGTAAAGAGTTTTAAAGAATGTAATTTGAGGATTACCTGAAATATACGCATCCTGAGCACCATATGCTACAAGTTGTAATAAACCACCACCCATGTTTGTATTTATATATTACATTACTTTTTTTCCTTAGATATGAACTTATTTACCACCACGACGACGACGACGACGAGTTCCACCTACAGAAGCAGGTGATAGAGCATGAGAACCACCTTTCTTTTTATAACTTGCCTTTGCCGTTTTTAATACATGTTTGAACCAACCTTTACCCATTGATCCTTTCTTGCTTTTTTCAGATTTCATTGTAGCAGCTACATGTTTCATCCACGCAGTCTTTCTACGACCACCGGCAGGAGGAGGAGGAGGAGGAGAAGGAACTTTAGGAGGAGGAGAAGGAACTTTAGAAGCAGGATCAGACATTTTTATACTTTAACGCAGAGAAATTAAATTACGACGTTGTAAATTGGAGAAGTTTTTTGCATAGGTTGAAATGATACTGAGGGGTCGGGCATAATAGGAGTTTTATATTTTTTAGGTTTTAATGCTCTTAATCCGGCAGGTTTTAATACTGAACTATTTTGTTGAAATTCGCCAATATATATTTCCATCATTGTATCAATTGAACCATAATTCATTAATGTCCATTGACATCCATATGTTAATAAAATTTGAGGATTATTATTCTTTAAATCTTCTAAATTATCAGGAACAACCATAGTAATATTATTACGATTATAATCAATTAATTCATCATGATCATGAGGTTGAGAAGCTTGTGAATATGTATATCTACGTAAATGAGAAGTTGACCATGATAAATTAATTAATTCTTCCATTAAAGTCCCTTTAATTTCATTCCCACCTGAAACAATAATTACTTTATTTTGTAAATTACATATAGGTTCTACCGCTACATTTTTACGTTGATATCCATATTCATAATCTAATAATCTAGGTTTTATTGCTGATTCTTTAATTAATTCTGCTGCTGCATTAATTACTATATTTTTATTTGTATGAAAAACTAAACTTAATATAAATGGATCCGAAGATACAGGACAACTTATAGAATTAAATGCATTATTTCCAATAGAAGTTAGACATGCACTTAAAGGAACAGTATTATAAGCATAATCTGTTCCTAATTTTTGATTTTTAAGTCCAACAACAGGTTTATCATTATTGTCTGCATAAATATCTAATTCTACTAATCTTGCTCCTGCCTTAATTACCATCGGAAGAATTCTATCAGAAATATAATCATATACATCTGAGCCTGGAAAAAGAGAATAAGATGAACTTGCAATATAATAATCACATAATCTGAATGCTGGTGTTTGTGGACATCCCATAGGAGCTAATTTAGTAACAGATTCATAAGTTTTAAATTTTGGTGTAGCTTCTAAAAGAGCTTTATGTTCATTAGGAACTAATGTTTCGTAAAAAAACCATGCTATTAAACCTATTCCAATAACACCTATAAATAAGTAAACATAAAGCATAGTATTATCTGCTGCTACTGGAAGAACATTATCCATTACACTTTCGCTATATTAAAAAATAATTCTCTAAAACTTCTACACACTTTATCATGAATTCTTTTATCCATAGGTATTTCATTTAAGGAATAATGATGAAAAATTAAACAATACATTCCACATTCACTATCTTCATATTGATGACGAGTTTTATTATATGAAAGAAGCATTTTCTCTGGATGATTTGAATCCCATTCTTCTTTCCATCGAAACATTAATCTTTGAATTTCAGTTTCAGGTTCTTCAGCGTATGAATCAAAATATGTAAATCTTGGATATTCTAATTCAGGTCTTATATCACAATATATAGCAATCCAATGTTCACCAGGTCCTGTACTTACATCCGTATTAAATACAATTCCTATTCTTGTATAACCTTTCTTTAAAAGAGTATCTAATTTTATAGCACATAAAGAATCAACAATACATTTTCCTAATTCTGATTTCTTATCAAAATCAATTGGAATAGTTCCTAAATATTTATAACCTACATATAATTTTTCAAATTGTTTTTCAATTTTATCTATATCTTCTGATGTCAACCATTCTTTAGGATTTGACTTCCATGATTCAGGAGCTTTAGGTTTTTTCATAAATTCAGTAATAATACATTGTAATTTTTGGTCACAATGTTTATGAAATCTTTTTTGTAATTCTTTCCAAATATATGATGTTGAACCTTTCGATATTGGAATTGAAGAATGTTCTTTATTAAAAGCTTGTCTTAATTTTTCTATTTGTTCTTTATCCATTATCTTAAAAATGGATTATGTTTTATTGATATTCATATAATATTAAAAATGGAGACATATAAGGAGAATATTCTCAAAGAAGTCAAGAGTTGTGTTAAGAAACTAGTTAGTGTTGAAAAAGAACTTTTCAATCTAAATAAAGAAGTATATGAAAAACGAGAACAACGTTCTCTTATTAAAGATCAATTAGCACAAGTAATTAGACTTCCTGAATTTGCTCAATTAGATAAAATGAAAGTTGAAGAAGAAAATGTCGAAATTCAAATTATCAAACCTGGTTCTCAAAAATCTTGGTCTTTGTCCAAGAAAGATCTTCAAGAACATCTTCAGAATTGTTTAACTCATATGGGCGGACACGCTAACGCAGAAGAATTGTTTGGTTTTATCGTAAAAGAACAATCTAAGAAACTTATTTCTCAAGAATACAATTTTAATGTTGTATTTAAATAATGGCATCTCAAAATCCTCAAAGTGTACAACCAGATATACGCGCAGCTATACAAACAATTCTTACACCACTACAAATATCATCAGTAATAGACACAAAATTTAAACATACTTTAACAAAGTTTGGTCCAAGCGAACTTATTCGTTTGTTAAATAGCGTATTAATGTTTAGTAGTGCAGTAATGGATGAAAGAACACGATTTTCACTCTTTTTAGTATTAATAAAATCAATAACTTTGAATTCTGGAACAACAATAATTACTGATAGAGATGTTATTGAATTTGTTGGTGCAAGAGCACAATGTGAAACAATTTTTTCTCAACGGGCAACAACTCAATCTGGTTTTCCAACAAGTAGAGATGGAAATTCAAGATGTTGGTTATGTGGATGGAGTGTTCAAGAAATGGGTTATGTTCTAAACCCTGAAGAAAATTGGATGAATGATGGGTTAACTGCTAGACAAAAAGCTTCTTGCTTAAATGCACCAGAATGTGAACATCTAGTACCTGCAGCAGCTTCAATAATATATTTAGATTTACCACAAAATATTCCAGGTGCACCGCCTTCAGAAGTAAATCTTTTTAGCAATTATGAATGGGCACATAGATTATGTAATGGTAATAAAGATTCATTACTTTTTTTTAAAATGTTTGATGAAGCAGGAAATCTTACAAATCCAGAGCCAAGTGTTAATTTAATTGGAACTTATTTAACTTCTCTTTCTAGTGCTCCAGCTATTGTCAGACTAATTACAAACGGTGGATTAGAAAGAGCAACATGGCTACATTCACGAGGTGGACAAATTATGGCTAGAATTAAGATTGTTACAGATTATATAGCAGCTAAACGTAGTAGGTATGCAGCAGGTAGAAATGTTGGCGGTTTTTATATTGAAGATTTAAGTTCTCTTTCTAGAAATGTTAATTTTTTATATCGTAATCTTATTACATCATTACACGAAAACGCTGGAAAAATTATAGCTAAAAATACAGAAGAATCAAAAACTGAATGGTTAATAGCAAAATATAATGAACTTTATGACGAATTAAAATCCAACATTTTTCCACCACTATTAATTGAGGCCGCTACAGCCTCTGGGATTACAAATTTACTACCTGATATGAGTGCGGAATATTCAGCAATTCAAGGTTTAACACAGTTCTTAAACAATATTGGAATTATCGCTGTAAATTTAGAGAGTGCGAAACATCCTTTATTACCTCAGTTTAATCAATTATTTTTACAATATACAACACGATTTTCAGCTATTAAGGAGGAAGCAAATAGGAATTTTGATGGTGTAGTAACTGGTGCAGACATGATTGCGTTATTAAGAGGTCAAATTCACATGCTAATGGAGAATCAATTTCCAGAATTAAAAAGTTATTTTGACCGCACAAAACAAACTGGTGAATTCGCAAGGGATTCTCTATTTTGTGGTGAAACAGGATTATTAACTGGAGTTTTAACTGATGAACGATATGGTGTTATATGTCATGGTCAACCAGGAAACGCAGGAGGTAAACGCAAAAAAACACGTAAAACTAAACTAAAACGAAAACGGACTAAACGTAATAAGAACTCTAAGAAATAAGAATGTATAATCCTTATAATTCAAGAAATAAACTTCTATCATTAAAAGATATTCAAACTATACTTACAACTTATAAGTGTAGTTTCAATATCAAAAATTTAAAATTATTTCAAAATGCTATGATTCATTCATCTTATGTTCGAAGAGAAGAATATACTTCACCAACAGGTGAAATTATTAAATTAATTGATAAACCTTCTGATTGTATTGATTTATTTGATGAATCATATGAACGTTTAGAACATTTAGGTGATTCAATTTTAGGTGCTATTGTATCAACTTATCTTGTAAAAAGATTTCCTAAAGAACAAGAAGGATTTCTTACAGATTTAAAAAAGGAAATTGTTTGTAATGAAATGTTAGGTTCATTAAGTATAAAAATTGGTCTTGATAAATTCTATATAATTTCAAAACATAATGAAGACGCATGTAATGGAAGAACAAATATTAAAAAATTAGGTGATATTTTAGAAGCATTTATTGGTGCTTTATGGACTGATTCAGGAAATGATTTTAAAGTTGTTTCATCATTCATAATTAATTTAATTGAAATGTATATTGATATTCCAAAAATTCTTATGAATAATCGGAATTTCAAAGAACAATTACAAAAATATTGTCAAGCAACATTTCATTATACTCCAACTTATAAAATGATAAATTCTACTCAAAATTCTTATACTATGGCTGCTATGAGTCCATTAGGAGAAATTGGAGAAGGGACATCTCAAACTAAAAAACAAGCAGAACAATTAGCCGCACAAGATGCTTTATTTAGGTTTAGGAATTCTTCTAATAAGTGATTCTTTAGTAGTTCCAGTTGATGACATATTTTCATCAACACCTTCAATATTTCTTAGAACTGCTGCGATTTTTTGTGGTTGATCAGCAAATTCAAGTAAAAGTTGTGTTTTAATTACATTTCTACGTAAAGGAGGTTTAGAAGTTCTTACGGATCTTGAAATATTACCTAATCCATTACCATCCAAAACAAAATTATCAACTTTATTATTTCTCATAAATTCCAAGATTTTTTCAGAATTTTTGAGTTTTCTTTCTTTTAATGAAGCAAGTTGTTGTTTTAATTTACGCTCTTCATCATCTAATGATATCCATTCTTTCAACGTTTCTTTAACGTCCTCCATTTACTTGTATTGTGTTTACGTCTTGAAAATCGTTTATTATGAATTACCTTATTACTTATCTTACGTTTACGTCTTGATAATCGTTTATTACCACCTCCAGCTATTCCGCTGTCTCTAAATTTTTTTCCAAGATTATCCATCGACGCCGCCGTCCCTTTCCTCACCGAAGCTGCCGTCCGCTGCGCCACATTCCCCACCGCGCTCGCCGACTTCTTAGCCGCCGTCCCCACTGCCGAAGCCCCATCTTTTAACGCCTGCGTCCAAGTTCTGCCTTGATTTCTCTTAAAATAATTTTTTACCCCTGTTACTCTATTGTTTACACCTGTCACTAAATTATCTCCAACGCTAGATGCGTATTTAGCAGCCGCATTAACGCGTTCTGCTGTATTTAATTGGGGTTTAGGTTGTTGTTG